CGGTAAGTGCTTCGTCGACTGCGTCGTTGACAGACTTGCCTTCTGCAATCGCGGTCCGAAGGATATCCAAGACCGTACGTTCTTGAACGTCGTATTCGAAGTTGGACAACGGCTCTTGGTCTTCTTTAGTACAGTATTTGATAACGTTCTTTTTCGACCGGACGGTTTGGATGTTCGGGTGCTTGCCACCGAAATCAAAGAGTCGCTCGTTCCTGATGTTGATCTTGCGGTCGAATTCCACGTAGCAGTGGAAGTGAATGCCTTCGTCTTGATGAGATTCTTGTGCAACAAGTACTTGAGAAGTGGCGATGCCATTATGGTCGTCACTAGTCCTCAGCGCGACTAGGAAGTCGTACAGAGCTTGTTTTTCGAAATCCGCTTGCGCGTATGTCAAAAAGACACGTTGAGTGTTAAGTCTGAAGTTCGTCATAGCTGCGCGCTGGGGCATAGGTTAATATTACCCTATGCCCACAGCGCCCCGGGCGCGCACCCCTATTTATACGCGTGACCCCTGCCGATCCCGAACCCTCTTTCGGGTAACTCGGAACCTCACAGGTACTCACCATGAACAAAGATGCCGACGCGTAACCCTCGTCGCCGATCCTTTCGGTCCAATGTTCGGGCCGGAATGGATCCCCAATATGTTGCAAAGGCCATGCGTGGCTTAGCAAAAATAGCAGCACGTCAACTTGCTGCGCGTGCCTTTTCTGGCACCTCCTCTTCCAATTCCAACACTTTATCCGGTGTCAACCCACTTACTACCCAACATGATTTCAAGGTCGACTATAAGCGTCGTAGACGTACCCGTAGGCTACGCCGCCGCATGCGTCGTGGACGAAAGTTCACGCGCCGAGTCGTTAACAGCTACATGCGAGCTACCACCAGCCCCAAGCATGTTGCCAAAGCCGCTATATACTCTGTCCAAACGGCTGTTGGTGGCAGCAACTTCTTTGGTGCGTTGCTGCATACGTCCGACGGTAACTTCACCGGCGACAACCCCCAGGCCGACTGGCGAGAGTTCTTCCGTGAAGGCTCTTCCGAGAACGCCGTCGGATGGGATAATATCATCGACCCCTCTGCTCCGCCCCAATATCCCGATATCGGTCGTCGAAACCGAGCCATGCGATGCAATTCCTCCGCCATGGAACTCACTGTTCGCAATACCGGCCTCACTCCCGCCCTCGTCAATGTCTACCGAGTTGTGTGCAAGCTCAACGTCCCCTTTGTCGGTTTCACCATTGAACAACTCTATGATCACGGTTTCCGTTATGCCGGCCGTATTACCGAAGTGACGCAACCTGTTGAAGGAACGGGTAATGATGGCGTTGCTCCTCCCTATGGCATGTGGGATTCCCAGATGACAGCCTTCCAGTTGACCTCTACTCCCTTTCAATCTGCCACTTTTACCAAGTATTTTACTATTTATCGTCGTACTAAGTATCAGCTTGCTCCTGGTGAGGAGTTTTCGCTGATGTTGCGTGACAACCGTCCGAAGCATATTGATATGAATCGGATGCGTGGGAACTCGTTTGTCAAGGGCCTTACCCACGGTTATTTTGTTGATTTCCAAGGTGTCCCTATTACTGTCGGTGATCCTATTACCGCCACCACCACTGGTGCTGCTACTCTTTCTGTCTTGAAGATGGTTAGGTATTCTTTGAATATGCTTCCCGAGAAGCGTACAGCTACCTCCTACGATGTCCAAGACGGGTAGTCGGGACCAAGACAAGCCCGGTAGGGCTTGCGGTTACTGGGTTAGGCTTCCTCCGGAAGCCTAACCCGGACACGTCGACTCTCCTTATCCGTCCAAAGTCAGGTTAGGTCATCCGTCCATAAGCCCAAAGTCTGTTTTATATCTAATATATCATCCACTGGGATCCAAGTTATATTGGGTCCCTTACGGGTTAACCATAAACCACATCATAGCATCCACATCACCATACATCTTACCCTGCATCTCGTAGAACTCTACATTCACCCTCAACCAGTTCCTTTCTTCTTCAGTGAACACTGGCATTTCGTTGCTACACACAATCACCGGATATCCCATCTTGAAGGTCTTCTTTGCACGGTACTTGTCCGTGTACGTCACGTCTCGCTGGCAACCCAGGAGAGATCGGTACTGAAACTTGAGGCTATCCCAAGGGATATCATCAAGTACCCCGTAGACATGGTCGCTATCGGACAGGTTGTCGACACACCACACACCTTGCATGTACCAATGCTTTCCGATGGACCTGGCCAGAGCAGTTTTACCGAACCGGGAGGGACCGATGAGCCACAACGACTTGACTCCCACTCGGTCTCCTCGCTCCATTGTCTCGACGTCCGACTTGAAGCGGTCGAGACGGAGTCGGTCGGCGACTGCGATCTTGAATCCATCCAATGGGTACAATGGTTCCTTGTTTTTATCTTGTACTGAGCGGGCAGCCACGTACGAGTGTAAGTTGGTGTAATAACGTAGGGCCGACGGGTCCTCGGTAAGTGCTTCGTCGACTGCGTCGTTGACAGACTTGCCTTCTGCAATCGCGGTCCGAAGGATATCCAAGACCGTACGTTCTTGAACGTCGTATTCGAAGTTGGAC